ATGTCGAGGTCGTTGATGCGGCCGATGAACAACGGTTCTTGGGCTGCTGTCCCACCGTAGATTTGCACGAAGTGTCGTGGGGCGATTCCTGATGTGCCGAGGAAGTATGGGGATGCGGTGTTCGCCGGGTCGAACGCACGATCGGCTGCTTTGTCGTCGAGGATGATGGTTGCTTGTCCGACGTTCATGGAGTTCAACTGGGTTGAACGGCCACGCTGGATGCCTACGTTGAGGACGTATTCGGTGACGTCAGCGAAGTCAGCGACACCATCCAACACATCGGCACCGTTCAACGTCGAGGAGTCAAGCGTGAACGCATCCTGCAACAAACCCGTGTCCAACAAGACCTTGTAGGTCTGACCCCAGATTGCTGTCTTAGCCATCGCCTAGAACGCGTACTGCCCGTTAGAACGCGCCAAGATGTCAAGATAGTCCTGAATCTCCTGAGCAACCTGCAACGGATTCACAACACTCGAATTGACCGTAATCTCCACCGTGTCCGGCAAGATGCGTTGACCGTTGCCACCGTTGAACCCTCCACCGGGCGACGGTGTCGGCACAATCGGCACCAAGTCAGGTGAACCAATACGGGCTGCAACCTTCGGGAAGTTGATGATGGCTGTCGCCAACTCATCCAACGCAATACGGTAATCCTCAACCGCGTCAGTCTCCGCTTTGATTGCATCCGTGTTCGCCTCATGAGCACGAGTCTGAGCATCCTGAGCATCGGTGACAGCCTTCTGCAACGTCACCAACTCTGCGTCACCTTCACGCAACCCTTCGGTAGCGATACGCAAATCCCGTTGCGCCTTCTCCAACGTACGAGTGCTGTTGATCTGCTCATCTTCCTGGTCAACGACACGCAACTTCGCTTCAGCCAACGCAATCTCAGCCTCACGAATGTCCTGGGCTGTTGACTCCGCATCGGCACGAACCGCAGCCAGTTTCCGTTCAGCTTCACCAACCGCAAAGATTGACTGCTCCGAGGCGAACTTCGAGCGAGTCACCCCACGCTCAGCAGCAGCAACCGCCCGTTGAGCGTCCCCAATCTCACCAGTCGTGCCACCCTGCTGCGCTTCAAGCAACGCCAGTTGGGCAGCAGCCAAATCCTCGTTCGCTTTCGTCAACGACTTCTGGGTGTCACGAACCCCACGCTGGGCACGACTGTACGAATCTGACGCACCTTGGGCCGACTTCAACACCTTGGTGTATGCATCCAAAGGTTTGATTGCTTCCGCTGTCGCTCGACTTGACCCACCGGTCTTCTTGGCTGTATCACCCAACAACGCATTCAGCACCGACTGAGCAGACGACTGATCCTTGAGTGCCTGATTCAAAACCTCAATAGATGCGCCACCCTTCAACGCTTGAGCACGCAATTGGTTCACCCGAGCTGTTTCTTGCGCCAACTTCGCTTCAGCCTGGGCAACAGACACTAGACCTGTTTCAAGGTTCGCAGCAGCGAGACGTCGAGCAGCGGCATCCGAGGCGTCACCAATCCCTCTGATTGCTCCAGCCGCTTTATCGGCACCAGACTTGATACGACCGAAAGACACTTCACCAATAGTCGCCGTCCTCGGCAGACTGATGCCAATAAATCGGACAACATCACCAACGACGTTGCCCCATTGAATAAACGAGTTGATGACCCCGATGACCGCATTGACCAACATCTCAAACCCTGCGATTGCAACGTTGACCAGCGTGACTAGAACCTTTCGGAATCCTTCCGACTTCATCGCAGCCAACACCAACGCACTCACCAACAACCCAATCACAACAACGATTGCCCCGATACCGGTTGCTGAAAGGGCAACACCGAACAGGGTAAGTTTCGCTGCCGCCAAAGCGGCTGCCACGGCCATGACCTTCAACGCAATCGACATCGCCACAATCGCCCCGGTAACAACCGCGAACCCTGCACCCAGGGCAACCATGACTTCTGAGTTGCGGGCAGCGAAATCGGAGAACTTGCCGAGTGCAGCGACAATCGCTTCAAACGCTGGTAAGAGTGCCGTACCGATGTTGGTTCGCACATCATCAAAGCTGTTACGCAACGCCACCATCCGACCTTCAGCGGTCTCACGAGCAGCCTCATTGAAACCTCCATACGTCGAGGACAAGACATCAACAATCGCAGCGGCACGCTCAGCCTCTGTCCCGTTGCTAATCAACGCCTTGGTGTTGTCGTCAAGTACGAAACCTGCTCGGGTCAACGCACCGAACTGGCCGTTCAACGCCTGAGCCAGGCCGTTCGTCATTGACTTGAAATCTTCTCCGGTTGCCGTCGCACCCTTCTCAGCGATGACGTAGTCAACGATTGCTGGCGTCAACTTCTCAATAGTTTCAAACTGCAAATCAAACGTGGCAAGCTGCGCCTGCGCCACCGTAATGTTCCCAGCAGACGCAACACCGACCTGCTGCAATGCGTCAGCCTGGGCAAGCAGAGCGTCAACCTGCTCGTCGGTTGCCGCCCCGGTAGTGAGAAGAATCTGGCGGAGTCGTTCCTGCTCGGCTTGAGCCTGCACCGCTGCACTTATCGACAGCCCTGCGGCTGCGGTAATGCCTGCAAACGCAATCGCCGACGCAGCTTGCACCTTGCCGAATACTGGGACAAGCTCTTGAAGTTTCGCTCCTGATTCGCCGAACGCTTCCCCAGCAGCACCACGAACTTGTTGGAAGCCTGCGATCAACTGCCGAGGGTCGGCAATAAGTTTGACTAAGAATGAACGCTCAACGGCCATGAGCCACGATTCTACTCAGTCCAAAGTCATCGACTTTCGCAAGTCACGCAACTCAGTCAACAACCTGCCAGCAATCTGCTCCTGAGTCAAGCCAGCAAACCGACTCAAATCCTGTGGTTCGCTCCACCACGACTCATCTTGCCAGTAGGCAACCTTGCGAGAAGTTGATTGCACAGCCTTCGGCATCGGGCCGACATGCAACCGAGGTGGCACAAACAGTTCACCCAACCCAGCATCAAGACGTTCACCGTGACCGAACCGACGATCTGGTGCACGCCCCATCTGATACTGCGGCAGGTAGAAGATTCGTGCCGGGTCTTTCGTTGCTGGGTCACCAACGACGTTGATGCGTTCATGCAACGCAGTCCACACCTCAGTCCAACGGTCGGCAGGCACAGGGTCTTTGAGTGGCAGCACCAAGTGCCAATGCTCATCACCAGGGCGATGCGACCAAGTGGTGTACGCCATCCACTCCAACCCGTCTAGACGGGCATGGTCAAACGCTTCACCGTCCATGTCAACCACCAGACATGTCACCGCCTCGACGTTGCGGTTCGCTCGGTTCGTGCCCGGCTTGTAGATGACAGGCGACCACAACGCACGCTGGTCCTTGCGTCGTGTCTCCTTACGGATTGACAGACGGCAGAACAACTGCACCCAACTACCAGCGAACTCCTTGGGTACGACAGCTTTGACGTAGTCGAACCTGACGGCGCGAACATTGTCCAACTTGACTTCTGGGAACATGGCGGGCTCCTCCGTAGGTCAGCGTAGCGTCACTCAGCACCCTTGGCAAGGTTCTTCAACACCCGCTCAATAGCGTCCGAATACTCGCTCACAACGAACGATTTGCTGTCCCGGACAGCCTGCCAGAAGAAGTAGCCCTGACGGCCACGATGCCGTAGAAACTGTTGCGTGGTCGGTCGGCGACGGCCACCAAACTCGGCACCAAAGAACACCTGCCCACGAGTCACCTTGTTCTTTCGTTTCCGATTCGGACGAGAAGCTGACACGAAGCCGCTCTTCGAATCCAACTTGATGGTTGGGATACGGTCGCGTCGAGCACGCAAACCGTCTGCTACCGCAGCAGCCTGAGACCGGCCCGACGACCCAGGGCGAGAAGGACCATGCTTGGGTTGCCCAGCAGCGTTGCTCTTAGCCCTATCGACAACAACCTGAGCAACCTGCTCAGCTGCCTTACGCATCTCGTAATTGAACTCAGGCAACGCTTGCGAGGCTTCGCGCAAGAACTGGAACAAGCCAGGTGCAGAGAACGCAACTTCATCTGCTCGACCGACAGCAATCTTGTTCGCCATGTCAACGATTGTAGGTCGTGTTCGGATTCTGCTTCACAGTTTTCCAACGCAGATACGCCTGCAATGTGTAAAGCATCCGAGGTGACTCAGCCAACAGTAGAGATGGGGCGATGCCCGTCTCGCACGCCAAATAGGCGATCAACCAGTGGGCTGAGTGCTCTCCAAAGGGACAATCCTGTCCTCTCCTTCGGCAGAGATTTGTTCAACAGTTTCAATCCAACCCTCGAAATCGAGTGCTGTGATTTTGTTGCGTTTCTCGCAATGCCAAGCCAACCAGGCAAGGTCACGCACTTTCATCTCCGCTTCGACGCGGGCCATCGACACGTTGTGTGCTTCTTCGTATTTGACGAAGTCGGGAAATGCGACAACAGCCAATCGTTTCTTGCCGTCCGTTCCGTGAACGGTCAATCCAAGTTTCATGTATTACCTCCGCAGGGTGAAGTGATTAGAACTAGGCGCCGGTGCTCTTCACGATTGCACCGGAGATGGGGAACGTGACGTCTGCGGTGGCGAGTTCGCCAACTGCACCGTTCACTGGAGTCCATTCGGTGACGAGCACGCTGAAGGTGTAGCTCGGGTTGGCCGAGGAAGCGGCAGCGGTGCCGTTTGGCTTCACGACGCAGGTGACTGCGGTGGAGCCGACGAGTGGGAAGAACAATCCGTCGATGGCGTTGTAGTCGTTGTGGATCGACATCGTGACCGAGTTGTCAATCAGACCGGATACTCGTGTGATTGCGGACGACCCGAAGGCAGTTGTTGCAACTTCAGCAGCAGAGGTCGAGAGCGTGATGCTGGCGACGTTCGCTGAGATGTCGGTGCCGTTGAACGAGATGTTCGCGTCTTTGAGGACTAACTTTGCCATGACTGTTATTCTCCTGCCTTAGCGGCTTTTGAGGGTTTTGAAACTTCTTCTACGACTGGCGTGATGATGCCTGCCGCAATCAACAACTCTACATTGTCAATGCCGCTGCCGTCCACATGACCGCCAGGCTTTACGCCGCTGACGGGGAAGGGTCCAGATACGAGATACTTTGCCATGGTCTAAGCGTACACCGTGACCTTGAAGTCCATCGTCAAATACAGGGTGTCGTTGGCGTCAATGTTTGTGAAGTTGCTAGCCGACCCGACAATCAGATCGTCGCAGACACCACCCAAGGTTCGGTCTGCTTCGATGGCTGCACGCACCGACTGGGCACCGCTGAACGCTGTGTACTGATCCAACGCTTCTTGGGCTGTGCGTTCAGACTGACGGAACACGACGATGGTGACCGTGAAATCCATGACCACACCACCCGAACCCATACCCGTCTGGTGGTATCGAATCTCGTCCAGTGTTGGCCAGGCGAACGGAGGGTTGACCTGCTCAGGTTGGTAATCAAACGCACGCAACCCAGGGATGGTTTCAATCCGAACTTTCAGTCCGTCTTTGACTTGGCTTGGTGTTGCTGGCATCAGGCAAACATTCGCATCCGTCGGTATGGCTCGACAAGCTGAGCCATGTCAGGGTCAAGGAACCGAGAGACGCGAATCGCACCCAAGTCACCGAACCCGGCAACACCGAGCGGACTGTCCAAGCGTTTGAACAGTCGTGATGATTGGATGATGCAAGCCTGCTTCACAGGTGACGGCACAGCGGCCCAGCCGTAGCGGGCGGTGACTTGTACTAGGGCTTGCTCACCATAGTTGGCGTTCACAGTTGGGAACAGGTAGTCGCCGATGGCACGCAGTTTGTTGAACGACCATTCGATGCCATCCAAGTATCCGTTCAACGGTTCAAGTTGCACATCGGTTGCCGACCAGGTGACATCAAAGTTTCCGTCAGCGAACGTCGAGGTCTTCAAGATGAATCCGGTCGTGGTGTAGATGTCGTCAATGTCGCACACGTACTCGGTGTTCGCCTGATACACGCGAACCGTTGCGGAACTGTAAGCCCAGAACTGGCGATTGCAGTAGCCGTCAATCAAACGTGAAGCGGCTTCGGTTGCGGAGTCAATGAGCGTGTCATCAGCGGTGTCAGCCGTACCGATTCTGAGGGCGGCCTTGACTTCGGCCCGAGTTGCGTAACCGTTCGTGATTGCCATGGTGGCTCAATCCTACTCGTCGTTACTGCTCAGGTTGAAGCAACGCAGGCCACTCGTCCCTAGTGAACATTCGGAGCAAAGACAAAGATGTGGCTCCACTCCTGTGGCTGTTCCTCTAGGTGAACCAGACGCCAATCAGGAAACATCGCCAACACGTCGTCCACCGTGAAGTCGTGCAAATGATGCTCGTTGATGTGTTTCGTGGGCCGAGTCGGCACCGAACAAATCACCAGCCGTTTCGCCTTCCCCAACTCCTTTGCCAAACGCCACGGATCTTGAACGTGCTCCAATGTCTCAAACGTCACCGTCACATCCCACTCCTCGTCCGCTACCCACTCGTCCAAGTTCACGCCACCGAGGAACCTGCCGTGCGGAACAAATGTTTCCGACGGCTGGATTTTGTCAATGCCAAAATAGTTGACCTTCTTCGTTTCGGCGATTACTTCGGCACCGTACCCGATGCCGCATGCAACGTCGTACACCTTCTCACCTTCGTTCAACCAGCCAGCCGCCAACTCGTAGCGGTAGACATGCCCGCGCTGATTACGCCAAGAATGTTCGGGGATGCGTTCGTCAGCTATTGGGCAATACTACCAGCGGTCCCGCATCCCCAACGTCGACCCGTGCCCAACATGGTAAATCCATGTGACTTCGGAACTGTTTACGATTCGCGCCCTGATGGCACACAACTTCTTGACAAAATGAAAATCGTATCCGATGCGATTGCCTTGCCAATCCACATCATAGGAGTCCGGGTCAAACCCGCCGCCGAAACCGCCCACCGATTCCCACACCGCCTTACGAACCAAGAACACGTTGGTTGTCTGCCGAGGATTGTCAATGTCAAAAGGTTGATTCCTGAACTGCTCCAAATGCCCGCCGTCCCCAGTTGACGAGTAGCGAAAATGCGTAAACGCCAAATCCACCTCGTCGCCACGCTCCGCCACCAGCCGCCACAACGATTCAAGATGCCCAGGCAGCCACTCGTCGTCGTCGTCCAAGGTGGCAACCCATTCGGTACTCGCCGCGCTGATGGCCGAGTCAAGTGTGGCCGGGCCGCCGTTGCGGTTGTGATCCACGGAAACGATGTGCGCCGCAGGCTTCAGAGTCTGGTTGTGCACCGATTGAACGGCTCGCGTAAGCAAATGCCCACGCACCGGAATAGTTGGGGTACAAACCGTCACCGGCAGTATCAATCCCATCCCAACTCCAGACGCCGATTCAAATCCCAATCCAACGGCAAATCCTGCATCATCCGTTCCTCAAACAGCCGACGGTTCGCATCGAAGGTTGCTTTGTTGCGCATCTGAAACTTCGGGCTTGATTGCAGGGTGCTGGAGTTCCGATGGTTGATAGCCGCAGCCGAACGCAGAATCTCCACACCTTTACGTTGTGCCCGCACCTCATAGTCGTTGTCCTCGAAGTAGGCAGGGTGGTAGCCCTCATGGAACAGGCCGACCTTCTGCACAACATCTGAACCCAACCAGAAGCACGACCAGGGTGGCTTGCCACCCAACACCAGATTCGTTGGTGACGCCTGGGCGAAGAAGTCGGAGACACCGTTGTGGCCGAAGCCGACATCGTGGTTGACAATCATCCACCCGGATGACTTGCAAGTTGCTTTGATACCAAGATTCCAAGACGCAGCCACGCCCAGATTCGTTGGCATCCGATAGTGGTAGATGTTGGAAGCCTTTGAGGTGCGTGGTTCCCACGTCGGATGGTTGCCGTTGTCGATGACGACCAGGTCAATGATGAACCCGTCAAACGATGTGAGCATTGAATCCACGCGCTCGTGCTCGGTCAAGACCGGCACGATTACGACTGGGACAATCGGCACCATTCTGCAATCTCCTTCATCGCTGGCTTCCAGTACGTCTCATACACATGATCGGCTTCGTACTGTTTGGCGAACTCCACAGCCTTCAAGGAACGGCCACGGCCACGGGCATACGCCTGCTCCAACCCGTTCAAGATGCTGGGCACCGAAGGAGTCAAGAACCACGACGCCTGGGCAGGGTCCCAATACGGTTGCCCTTCGACTATCCACCCGTCACCACACAGCTCAGGTTGCGCTGTGAAGCGAGAAACGACCACAGGAGTCCCACACGCCTGGGCTTCCACCACAGGGATGCCAAAGCCCTCTCCCATGCTGGCAGCCAGATAGACGTCTGCACCCGTGTAGAGGGCTGCCATCGCGTTCTGAGGCAAGCCCATGCGATAGGTGTACGGGTCGCAGTATCGGATGCGGCTCTCGTCAATCCCACACATGTGGGCCAGCAACTTCAAGTCAATGCCACCCATTGAGGCCGACTGCTCGGTGTGCATGTAGAGCACCGCATCGTCGTGCTTCTGGGCGAACATGCTGAACGCCATGAAGTTCTCAGCGAACGCCTTGCGAGGAGGATGCGCACCTTTGTTCACGCTCGTCATCATCACCACGAACTTGTCCTCCGAGAAGCCCATGATGTCTCGCCCGGTGATGACCTTGCCCTGATTGTCTTTGATGTGGGCAGTCGGTTTGAACACCGACTCGATGCCGTGCGGAACGTACACGTTGCGCACACCGAAGTTGTTGAGTTGCTCATGTCCGAACTTGGACATCGCAATCGGCATCACATTCGGACGTTGACACCAGGCAGCAACATCAGGTGGGCAAGGCTGATGGTCAATCGGCACCCACGACGCAATGTTCGGAACCTTCTCCAGGCTCGGTGACTTCAACACCCAGACATCAAACAACGTCATCAACAGTTTCGGCAGGTTTGAACCTTGCGTCCAATCCATCCAGTGTGCAGCGACGATGTCGTCGCTGTAGGCGTTCATTCCTCGCGGATAGATTTTGATTCCGTTCCACGTTGACGTGGACGCTTCGAGGCCGTAGATCGAGTGGATTGCGATTTCGTGCCCGTCTTGGATGAGCCTTTTCGTGGCTTGCTGGGTTTGTTGACCGTAGCCCGTTCCCGCCCACGGGGCGTTGGAGTACCAGAGTGCTCGGACCGCGTCCGGGGATCTACGACTGACTCCTCGGGCAAGTGTGCTACGCCCAGCTGCAAGAGCAGGGTCGCCTCCGGTCCCGGTAAGTCCAATGGGACTCCCTTGATGATTACTCGCATTCACGCAGTCTCCTTTCGCAGGTTGCAGGGTGTATTCAGTTGTAATGGGCCAGCACGACCCTGCGTTGTTTCGTGCTGGCCCACCAAACCTTATTCGGTGGTAACTCTTGGAACTAGCTGTTCGCGTTCTTGTAGAACTTGATGTGGCTGGTTTGTGGGAGGTTACCGTCCACGCGCATTGAAGCACGGAACGTGACGAGATCCGCACTGAATGCGAAGTCGTCTGAACGGTCCAGACGGAGGCCGCCTGCCATACGTACGTAGTACGAAGGCAAGTGTCCGAAGATGACCGACTTGGTTGCCGAAGCGTTCGAGGCCATTGCTGGGTTCTCGAATACTGGGTAGCTCAGGACACGGTCGTTGCCGTCAGCCAACGCTGGGCTGAAGATGTACGAGCCGTTGTTGTCCTTCAGCTTGCGAACGACACCCAATGACTGGGTGTTCATCATCCAGCCGACGCCTGGCAGACGACGTGCTGAACCGTCAAGGCTGTATGCCAAGTCGATCAGGTTGTCTGCGGTGAAGGTTGGGCCAGAGGCGGTACCGGTCACAGCCGAGGAAGCTGCGGTGACGATTCCGTTTGGCTGCGATGAACCCGAGCCGACTGTCAGGTCGTTGTTGACCTTGAAGCCGAGCGCGTTACCGGTCTGGGTTGCGAGGAAGGCGAGGATGTCCACGCCCGAGTCCTCGATGAGTTCACGCGACAGTTGCACCAGGAACGAATACTTGTATGCGCCCAGGGTGATGAAGCTGTTGAACGTCGGGTCGGACTCGGAGATCGCTGTGCCTTCACCGGTGATTGCTGCCGTTGAGAACCCAGCCTGCGATGGGATCTGGAGGTTTTCGCCACCAGCCGTACGGAGGGTTGTTGAGGTCTCAAGCATTGGACCGACGAGTCGGGCCTGCTCAATCACTTGGTTGAAGAACGAAGTTGGCACTGGTGAACCAGTCGAGGTCTTGACGACGTCGCGCTGTTCAAACGTGTAGCCACGGGTTTCGCCACGGGCCATTGAACGGATGATGTCCGCATCAAAGGTCTGTGTCTTTTCCGTACGAACCTGGCCGACCAGGTCGCGAGTTGCGGCCTCAATCTTGGCCTCACGGACAACATCAGCCTTCAAGGCTTCGATGCGTGCCGCACGGTCGTTGAGCTCTTCGTTCATCTTGCTGTAGGACGCCTCTTCTTCAGAGGTGAGGTCACGCTTCTCAGCGGCTGCGGTGTCGAGAAGAGCTTTCGCTGCATCCCAAGCACGCTGACGCTGCTCAACTTGACGCTGGATGTAATCGTTTGACATTGGGTGTCCTTTCTAGGACGTTGATTTTTTGGTACGCAAGGATTTGTATCGCACCCAGCGAGGCTCCTCAACTGGTAGTCGTAGCGGCTCCGCACACGACTGTGTGAAGAATACTAGGCGATGGTCTTCAGCAGGTCAAGTTGCTTCTGCATCAGACCGATGCGCGACGGAGTCGGCTCCGGTTGCTTGCGCAACTTGCTCACAACTTCACTCAACAACCCAGCCTGGTCATCATCCAACTCCGACCCGGCTTCGAGCACGGTGATCGCAGCAGCAAGTTTGTCGGCATCAACCTGAGTGCGCTCAGCCAGAACATCCAAGCTGCGCACACTTGCGCTGGTCGCTTCGTAGGCAGGGAACCCAGTCACAACCGAAACCTCATAGAGGCGAACTTCTTTCAGTTCACGAGTTGACCCATCATCGGAATACTTGTCGCCGCCACGAGGCACCGAGAAGCCGAACGACATCGAATCAACATCGCCACGCTGCATCAAAATTGACAGGTCACGACCGACCGTGGTTGGTGGCAGGTCAGCGTCAACTAGCAGACCTTTGGAATCTTCTTCAAGGCGTAGCGTCCCGGCACGAGTCGTGCCGAGCAGCATGTTCGAGTCATGGTTCAGATACATGCGCACGTTGTTGCGTGAGTTCAAAGACTTCTTGAACGCACCAGGCAACACCATCTCGGTGAACGGCAACGGTTGCGATGGTGAGTTGAACACGGCAGCATACCCACGGAACGACATGTATTCGTTGTCGTCGTCAACAGTAGAACGAATCTCAAACTCGCTGAACTGAACTCTGCGTGTCTCAACTTTATCGGTCATCATTTCCTCGAAGATCGTGGGTGGCCTTTTGGAAGGAGGTCATTGTCTGTGATGTACGCAGCATTCGCAGGTCTGCCACGCTTCAAGAGTACCAAGAAAGCGTTGACTCTTGCCATAGACCACGCTGCTCTGCTAATGCCAGGACGATGCGACGTCGAGTACGCACCCGAACCGCG